CACCACTCCCCAGCCCCCGGTGGTCCCCCCCCGTGCCGCTCCCCAGGCGCCGGTGGTGGCACCCCCCACTACTCCCCAGGCGCCGGTGGTCCCCCCCCGTGCCACTAGGGGGAGGAAGAAAGCCGTCGTGATTGAAGAAATTTCCGAACTTGGTGATAATCTTGTCTAAACTTGGGGTGCAACTGAGCCACATTTTCGCCCATAGGCACCCAGCGGACCGCTTTTTTCTCATGATTAGGGAAGAAATTTCTTAAATTTTGGCAATTTTCAAAATTCAGCACGTACAGCCACATGACCTTTCCGCTGGGAGTGCGGGTACTGAACCTGTGGAGCAGCCGCTTTTCGAACTGTTGGGGGGTGAGGCCCCACATGTTGGAGGTTTCCTCGTTGAACTCACGTATGGCGGTTTGTGGTGGAGTTTCCCCTATCTCTTGCTTACCAGAAAAGGATGACCAATAGTTCTTGTAGTCCTGGCCCAAAAGTGCGGTATACCCTATGATTGGGACGATCCCTGCACACGTTTGATACATCTGAAAATTTGTGTGTAATCTTTTTAAATGGATCTGCTAAAAGGTGTAAACTACAGGGGTGAATTCTCTGAGGTGTGTGAGAACAAGCACGCTTCGAAGTTCATGAGCATGGTGAGTGAGTTGAGGGAGGTTAACTGGCGGTCCAACATTGGGGCGTTGACCGAAAATGAAATCATCCTATGCACGATGTTAGAGAAAAATATCAGTTGTGAGATCAACATAAAGGGAGCAATGTTGATGTATGTGCGATCTGGAAGGATGTATAGACAGATGGTCAAACACATGGCAGACGTCTACAAGAGGTACGACAACCATCCGCGTTAAGTTAAGCATAATTAATTGTACCACAAGGTCAAACAAGACAATGGCCACCGTAGACACGATGATCCCCGAAGCAGAAGCCCCCATGAGCGGGAGTCCCGACGCCAACGCCAACGATGTGATAGATATTCCACAGTATGGAGAGTTGGTGGGGTACCTGCAGCAGATCATCGCCGATGCGCGCAAGTATGTGGGTATCGTGAAGGCAATGCAACGTGGCCATATCGGTCTGCTGAAGAAGTCCATCAGGAAGAAGCGTAAGGGTCAGAACGGGCAAGCCGTCCCATCTGGTTTCAACAAGCCTGTAACCCTATCGCCCATGCTGGCATCCTTCCTGGACACACCTGTCACCCAGTGCACCACAAGAAGCGAGGTGACCAAACAGCTGACCAAATACTTCAAGGACCACAACCTGCAGAACCCCTCCAACCGTCGCGAGATCCTGTTGGACATGCCCGGTGGTGAGCGGCTCAAGCCCCTCTTCCCGAACCTCGGCAGCGAGAACCTGAGCTTCTTCAACCTGCAGCGCCACCTGAAGTGCCATTTCGTGATCCCTCCACCGGCAACGCCCGAGCAACCTGTCGCGCCTGTGGCGGTGCCCATGCCAACTGCCCCCGCGCCTGTGGCGGCACACAAGCCAGGTGTCAGAATCGTGAAGAAGATTGTGAAGAAAACGTAAATTTTTTATTTGCCCTGTTTAATGAACGAAGATCAGTTGGTAAAAGTACAGCTCTTGTGCGTCGTGGGGTGGAGCTATAGCCTGGCACGTATTGTGAAGGCGCACTGCATAAGCAACGACCTAGACGTTGACCACACGATCCCCACGGAGAGCATGAGAGAATTGGCAATGGAGTTTGCTTCCAAGAAACCTATTAAGGATAGCATTGAGGTACAGACGTATTACAAAGTGATTAGCGACGCGGAGAAAAAACTGACCATGCAAAGAGGGTCACACGACCAGGGTGTACTACAGAGTATAAAGTATTTGCATAAACAATATTTTGAATTTTATAATTACCCATATTTGCGCAGTTTCATCACGACTAATCTCGCAGACTTCCTAGGCGTATGAAATACTACTACACCCTAGATGGTGTACACGCCCACCTACAGATACCACCGAAGAAGCTCGTGCATCACGACCTAGTGGTGGGGGGCAGTGTGATACCGGTGCTCACCATTCGCACATATATCTTGACAATGTACAGACACATACGGTCAGTCCGTTGGCAGACCTTTTTTAGGACATACGGGGGCCCACTCGTGGAGGACCAAAGCGTGTTCTGCTGTTGCGTCCCGAGGTACAAAGCCAAGGTGTACATCGGTACCAAGCTCATCAACAGCCGAATCGCCTTTTCCATAGTGTCCATCGATACAGAGGAAATGGTGTACCCGCCCTCTTGGGGGGAGTTTTTGGGGCGACAGAGGGATGCGCCCACCACCCCCGTGCTGCCCCAACTGCTGTATAAAATCGTGGCTGGCTGTCGCGTCTGGATACCGAGGGTCAATCTGGATCACATCCGGGCGGAGGGGTGGGAGCACAATCCACGGTTGCCGTTCACAATCTCACACCAGGTGGAGAATGTGGGCCTTAGGATAGTGGTTTGTGGGAGTCAGAAAACAGTCACGGTGTCAAAGTCCACAGATGCTGACACCTGTGCACCCATCAACGTCACCGAGGCAGAGGTAATTTTACGCAGGATCGGCAAAGATATGGACAGGCTGGCATGTGTTATCTGACGTCTATATAAACCGTCCCACTCGGATTTCGGGGCAAATCCGCAGCAATGGCCCGTACCAAGCAACTTGCCAGAAAAAGCACTGGGGGTAAGGCGCCCCGTAAGCAGCTCGCCACGATGAAGTCAATATCGCCGTCACCGAAGAAGGTCGCGCCGACTCGGAGATATAGGCCTGGCACTTTGGCGATTCGGGAAATACGTCGTTACCAAAAGTCCACCAACCTTTTGATAAAGCGGCTACCCTTTCACCGCCTTGTGCGTGAGATAACACAGGACATCAAGGGCGACCTACGTTACCAATCGGTGGCCCTGGACGCCCTACAAGAGGCGTCTGAAGCGTATCTGGTTGGGCTGTTCGAGGACACTAACTTGTGTGCCCTCCACGCTAAGCGCGTGACCATACATACCAAAGACATACAGCTGGCCAGGCGTATACGCGGCGAACGTGCCTGACGTCAAACGCTGCTGATATATTCCCACTTTAGGTGATCGCATATTTGCCTCCATATGTGATCCTGTAGTTTTAGCTTGTCCCGGCTCTTCAACAATGTGAAATACTGTAAATATGCATCCTGTCCAAGGAGCTGCAAGCACTTGTATATGACATACGAATAGCTCAAAAAATTCTTTCGGTTGTCGGGCTTGAACCGTTGAAATGGTGCCTGTAGTTGTGAGAACATGATGCGCAACTGGCACTTGAGACCTTCGGGAAACCTGACCGCGGATTTCCCAGAGATCTCTGCGCATATAGCGTTGGTATACTCGTAGTATTTGGTGAGGTTCGTTTTCTTCATTAACTGTCGTATCATGCTGGGTGTAATTGTGGACACGTCCGTCACCCGGAGCTTCTTGAGCTCATAGCGCAAAGTGTCCAACACCTCTGGCGTCACGCTGTTGGTGGACATACCAGCCTCGAACGCATTCAACCAATCGCTGAAGTGGTTTGAACGCTTGTATGCGAACTGTACCGATACCGTCATGTTCTCCGACTCCTCCTTGAAGGTGAACTGGGGCGCATCCTCCCGCTGATACGTCTCGACGGTTCCGCACTCCGTGCATATGCGGGTGGCATCCCTGTCGATGATGACTAGATCCGTACATCCACAAAGTGTGCACATGGGTCTCTCGTTTCTCCGCACGTCGGGGGAATTCTCATTCTCTACTGTGCGCAGATATTCTGCAAACACGGTACCCTTGTTGGTGGTGCCCTCGATGTTGACCACCTGTGTCGACGTGATGCACAGGTTACCGTCGTCGTTTGGAACTCTTGCCACATTGGAATGAGGGCGGGTTTCCTGGTGACCCCTAACGAAAGGAAGAATTGAAAATATATACTCCACAACGCGCTTGTCGCTCTTAATCGCGTGTATCTCGTCCTTTAACGAAGCGTATTCAGGCGACTGCGGGTCTAGGCCTGTTAGCTCTTCTTCGAGCTCTGGCAGGCTTTCCCTTTGTTTGGCGAACTCGTTGGTTTTGACGCGGTAAGCCTCTGCGAAGCTCATCCCTGAATATTGTGTCGTGCGATTTACGCAGGACGTGTTTAAATGGTGGGGGGATATACTTAGAGCCTTTGACTCGTTTGCTCACTTTTCTGTGAAGCTTGTACACCCACCAGGACAATGGGAATGCCGTGTTGGTGAGCCGTACCGGGAGCTCTTTGGTATAATGGGACTGACATATCGAACATGGTAACACCATGTTCTCGAAAAAAGCAAGCACTCTTCGCTGATAAGTGGGGTCCAAGTCGGCCACGTACGCCATAGTGTGCATGAACGACCATATCAAAGGCCCCCATACTTTTTTGAACTCAAAACCCATTGGTAATTTTTTTTTATTTGCCTGTGTCATATATCACCATCATGAAAAATAATTCTAACATGAAAATGTGCAACATGAACAACGCTGGACTTATCATTGGGGTCTTGGTACTTGTAACGTACTGGTGGTACTGTCACTCTAACAAAAAGGTTGAACGTTTCGAGTTGCCAGCCATTGCCGCGGAGGCGCAGGAACTGCTGCTCTCTCGCATGAACCATAAGGAGGTGACCCCGAAGCCCATCCTCAAGAAGGTGCCCCCCCAGGTGCCCTCCCAGGTGCCCCCCCAGGTGCCCTCCCAGGTGCCCTCCCAGGTGCCCCCCCAGGTGCCCTCCCAGGTGCCCCCCCAGGGCACTCCGCTTCCGTACGCCAGGTTCCACTCCTTTGCCCCGTGGACACAGGAGGGTGAGGTGACCGAGAAGAAGAGTTGGGAATCAGGATGCGCGGCGCCCCCCGACTCCGCCCCCGCCCCCGCCAAGCGTCTACCCGTCCACCCCACCGCTGCCAAACGTCCACCCGTCCGCCCCACCTCCGCCACCACCACCCCGAGTGCCCCGCCCCCTGTCCGTCGGCGTCCCACCACCACCGCACCCGGTGGTGGCTCTGGGCGTGTCGCCCGGTTTGTGGAATAAGTTAAGGAGTAACACGTGGGGGTATCCACAATGAAATTTAGGGACCGTTTGGCGTCAGTCTTAAAAGAGGTCAGAGGCGATCCCACTCAGGTACACGAAATAGAGATCAGGTTGGGGTACAAGGATGGTAACAGCTTTGTGCCCAACATTGGACGTAACAACTACACCAAAATTGTTCAATGCCTTGACACAAACAAGAATTGGAATTGTGTCAAGACACAACAACACGTCGATTACTTCTGCAATCGTCGCAATGCCCGTCTTACCGTAGAGAATGGTAAGGAGACCAGTTGCATATGCAAGACACGCAAGCAGGTCTGGGACTTTCCGAACTTCAACGGTACCAATTGGGGGATCAGACTGTCATGGTGTATAGAGACACCCTTTCCGATCGGGGAGTTTGGGGATAACGCTGACTACTCTAGGGACAAGTCGCGCATGCGCTTCGAGCACCGCAACGCATATGGGATGAGTTGGTACTACGACGCCACCATCGTGCAGACCAAAGATGACGACATCAGAGACAAAGACGCAGATATTGGTAACCATATGTACGAGTTCGAATTGGAGGTAAACACCGAGAAGGTTACCGATATGGACTACCTGGCGCACTCCACCGAGTTAAAAGTCCTCGATGTTGTTGACATCGTTTCGAAGTGTTAGACACCCCGTGTGACTGAGCTTGCTACACAAGTCACTGTACACAGGGATGCCTATGGTCTGGCACCTCCTTATGAAGCTAAAGTCTTCGCTGAGGTACCTGTTGCTAATTGGGCATATCATACAATCAAAGATGGCAATGTAGTCGTGGTTCTGGTCGAGAAGGTCGTTTTTGCACGTCAGCGTGTCGGCGTAGTGGGCGTACGCCTTCTCGAGGACCCCCCGGGGTATCATCATGAACCCCGTGGCGGCGTCCACAACCGAGGCAAACCCGTTGTTTATCGACCCCATGTGGCTTAGGTCCACATTGATGTTGTAATCCAACCCAACGGTTTGGACGCCCTCCGTGGTCACGAGCCGTCCATCCAACTTCCGCCGTATCTTGTCCCAGTTGAGAAACTTCTTGCTGTACACCCCCGTGAGGATAGCATCGCCACATTGGGCAGCGTGGGTGATCAGACGCAGTATTTGCTGGAAGTCGAAGCCAATGTCAGCATCCACAAACAACATGTGCGTGCAGCCCGAGTGGTAGAACTTGTGTGCCATCAGATTCCGAGCCCTCTGTATGAGAGACTCGTTGGACACGAAATCCAAACGAGTCTCGATATCTATGGCCTTTAACTGTCGCACAGACTCAATCAGGCTCTTGGCATAGGGCACCAGGCACTGCCCCCCATACATAGGAGTGGCAATGTACAGCTTCATTGACCTGTGGTTTAAAAATAAATGTATGTTTGTACCGCAATGCTGGCATTTCTGCGGTTTTTTCGTGTACAATGCTTCTACACTTGGGTAGTGTGCATGTATATTGTCCATATACACACGTGGGTGGTGCACAAACCCCAAGAAGCATGCAGCACCGGTTGTCCGAGTTGAGAGTCGTACGCAAGTATTTGCAGCCCATCTATAGGTTCAGTACACGTCATCCACCAGCCTGTCACCCCAGGAACCGTATCCTACGTGTTTTTTTTGACAGGTGGAGACGCAAGGTCCACTGCCCCCCTCCCCCAACCAGGAAGCGCGCGCGTGACGTGGCGGATAACCTGTGGATAAAACCCCTTGGGATCATACATCAACCCGCTCATTGCATTGTGGAGGGCGAGTTGAACGTGTACAACACACTCGATGTTCGAAACCATCCGAATATACGGAAAAAAACTGCTGCTTGTACAACTTAAACGCGGAAGTCTAACCGAACTTGTCCTAGACAGCACAAGCACACCAAAGTTGGACGTGGTGCAATCGAGTGGGTTCCTGCTGTTTGACCCCCGTTACCTCTACATCGACAAACCCAACCACTACATCGTGCTCAGCAACTTCGAGCTGTTTTTCGCCAGCGGGTACATCCAAAACAGAGCATTCCTCTACATCCCATATCTGGTCCTGACAAACTCGTGTGTGTACGAGCTTGCGAAGAGTGTGTCGCAGTATGTATCAAAAGTTCACCAAGTGCTTTGAGAAGCTGTCGATCCCCACTAACATACTGCAGCACGCCGCCCACCACGAGGCTGAGAGGAAAGGCGGGGTGTTCTCTGGGGATCCCACCCAGATATGCGAGTTGATAGGCTTCCTGGGGTTCGATCGTATGTCTACCATGGTGATCGGTGCGGACAGGGAGATGCAACAGCGCATCAGCCTTCAGTTTCCCTACATTCAATTCGACCGCTGGGGTAACGGCACCTACAGAATCATCCTGGTGGACCGAACACCGTGGGTGAACCATACCACCGAGCTCCCGCCGTCCGGGATACGGTGGTACATGACGCGCTACGTGGAACTCATGCATCTGGGGTACGCACGTTACATCTTTAACTGGGTGGGAAGGTGCGAGGAGACCTGTGTCGAGGACATTCTTCGTATTGGGCAGAGACAGTCCGTACAGCTGAGCCCTCTTCTGGTCCTGGGAGATGCCCTAGCCATACAACCGATGGAAAGGCACGAGATGAATACGCAGGACATATGGAAAGAGATCTGGCATCGTGACGTTGTATTGTTCAAACACAGCGAGACCAAAGTCGAGGTGGTTCTGAAGAACTGGTGGTGGAAACCCACCGAATTTGACAACTTGTACGCCGCTGTTTTTCTGGAACGTCCAAAATCACTGAAGATGTTGCACGCGTGCTTAACCACGCTACGCTCTTGTGGGTTCCGTGGAAAGGTCATGTTTGCCTCAGAGGAATATAATCTTGCCAGCGTACAGGAGGACTTTCAATCCACGCTGTTCGAATCGGTAGACGAAATTGGAGTGCTCAAAAGACTTCTACATTTAAAATATAACTAAAATGGAAAGGATGTTGCTGTCCATATTGTCTGACATCTCTAACGTACCCACCGAAGTGCTTGTCAAACAACACCTGTCCAGGGCCAAAACCTTGCAGAAGATAACGCGTAGGGCAAAGCAAATGTGGGGCGAGGAGTGGGACATCGAACTGAGCAGGCTGTACCAGATCGATCCCAAAACTATGCTCAGTCACCAGTGTTACACGTTGCGGGAAAACGAGATTCTGTTTCCCGACTGTTTGAACGCATTCACGTTGTTAGCCACCCACCTTGGTATACTCGACCTGACGTGTTACAACGACGAGGTGTCCATGAGCCACGTCGTGATGACTGTACCCGATCAATTGACGCTGAGTGTTCCAAACATAGTCAATGCTCTGAACAACCCCACCTCCAAGTTGATACTCAATACGTTCCGTTACCTGAACATGGACACGGGGGTTCGGTTCCTGAACCGGTTAACATTCCACAAGTGCACCCCCACCGACGGCATCCCCTACAAACGGTTTGTCCAACTTGGTGGGGAGGTGTCCGACGCGTGTGGGTACAAGAGGAATTGCGCATTGTCCGTCTCTGGGGTGACGACGGACAACGAGACCTATCAATGCGCGTGCACGTTGTTCTTGGACCTACCCTTCAACCCATCCGGCAAGGGATGGGCCTCGCCGTCCCAACAGCACGAGCTCTGTATCGAGAACGGTATACAGTTCAAGGGAAACGCACAAAACAGCTGGAGCGCACACCTGGGGAGGGGTGCCAACGAGTTGGAGACGAGGTATGCGTCCTCCATCCACCGTTACGTCCGCCAGGGCAGCGCCATACACGACCTGCCGGCGGGCCTCCCCCTTGGGATCCTCGTGGGTAGGTGCGGGCCTGTCGGCCTCACCACACCCACACCCACCCATTATCTGTCCAAACGCACGCACGGGTTCTTCGCCGAAGACAACCCCTCGAACCTGATGGCCCACATCAGGCTCAGCACCTCCAACGTGCGCTCCAACGTCATCGTGTACAACCCAACCCCGGAAATATTTCTGTATTGTGTGGGAAAACGCAGAATCCGAGCGGGCTCAGGGTTGTACCACAACGGCAGGGTCATACGCCAAAAGCACGGAGACTACAAACGCTTTCCCTTGTAGAGAGTGTTCGCCTTCATCAGGACGCCCAACACGAGGAACAAAAGGCCTATATACAGCAACCGTTGTTCCCTGAGTACCGCTTCAGACACGTCTGTCGTGTCTGAGGCAAGGTCCACAAAGACGTTGCAGAAGCTGGTGACAATCTTGTGGCACAGCCACGGAATCATTATATGTCTGTTGACTAATGATGGATATAATAAATCAAATCAAAGACCACCAAACCCAAATCAAACGGCTCAGGCAGCTGTTGAAGGCCGAACAGAAAGCGCAAAAAAGCATCACCATCCCAGACATAGACACCAGGGACCAAATCAACCCCAACCCACAGGTCGAGAACGACACCACCCTCACGGAGTTTCTTGTGAGATTCGTCAGCGAGCTTCCGGACGATGGTAAATGTAGCATCAACGATCTCCAATCCGACGACCCGCGCATCAAAGAGGCGCTCTGTCAGAACATGCAAAATGTGGTCTGCAAAGGGTTGTTGTACCGCAACCACCTGCGACCCGAAATGATCAAGCGTTTCAAAAAGGTAACGTTTGTGTCCAGGACCAACACCCTCCACTGGAGAAAGTGATTTAAGGACATTTCACCCCCCACTCGTGTCGCAATGGAGCCCCTTCTGCTGCTGCGAACTGTGCAGAGCACTTGCTTCAGGACGTTGTGGGAGACCCTGAAGGAAATTCTCGTTGACGTCACCCTCAACTTTAACGAAGACGGCGTCAAGCTCAACGCCATAGATGGCTCCCGAGTATCCCTCATCCATCTCAAATTGGACGCCTGTAACTTCGAAGAGTACCACTGCCCACGGCCGTTGTCCGTGGGTGTCAACACCATGGCGGTGTACAAGCTGCTCAAAAGCCTGACGAACTCGGACTGCATCTCTTGGCAGGTAGACGCCGACCAACCCAACAGTCTCAAACTCATGGTGGACAACTCGGAGAAGAATTACAAAACCTGTTATAGCCTCAAACTCCTAGACCTGGACGAACAGATTCTTAGAATTCCAGATCTCACACAGAAGGTCAACATTGTCAACATGCCATCGGTGGAATTTCAAAAATTTGTCAGAGATATGAATGGGTTTGCTGATAACGTCACGATACGGATGACCCCCAACCGACAACTTATCATGCAGTGCGACGGGTATCTAGCATCCCAAGTAACCGTTCTTGGGGAGAGCCAAGATGGCCTGCAGATCTCCACAGACAACGATATCGTGACCACCGAGGATATCTTCAGTGGTCACTTCAGCCTAAAGTATCTCACCCTATTTGTCAAGGCCACGAACCTCAGTAACAGCTGCGAACTCCTCCTCCGGGATACATACCCCCTGATTCTGCGCTACTCGGTGGCCTCCCTAGGTACCATCATCTTCTGCCTAGCGGGAAGGTGTAATGATTAGGCGTGGGTAATCTCCAACAGGAAAGTGTGGTCTACCTGTTGTCCAGTGCTAGCGATGTCAACCAACGTGCCGTCGCTCTTTAGAAACTCTATTTTGAAGCTGTGCAAGGTGGGCCTCTGGCCGTCGAACTCGACGGACTTGATGGACAGGTCGCTTCCCTTCATGGTCTTGTACGAGCCCTCCGCCATGTTTCCGTTGTCAAAGTAAACAATACAAAAACAGTCATTTAGGTTGCTAGAACTGGACGAGTTGTACAGGTTGGAGTCAAAACCACCCAGTTTAATGAAATAATACATTTCGTCCTTAATTTTGGGAAAGGTCATGTTTCTCAGCTCGACTTTGCTGACGCCCTTCAGAGTGGGGATATCCAGATCGCCGAACCTCACGTTGTAGCCAAATGGGTGGGCCTTTCCCAACACATGTCTGGAGTCGATGAACACACGTGTTATCATGTAAAATTACCAACAGAAAAAAATGTCACAGTTTTTGGGGGTTTAGTTACTGTATGCGAGTCCTCCCATTCCGCTGACTATGCGCAGAATGTTGTAGCTGATGGCGTATATCGAGAGGGTGACGTCCTCCTCCAGCTTGTTGGTACTGAACGCTGCATCAGAGGGGCCCACCCAGTGGCGTGTCACGGTACCGTTGCCCGGCGTCGGGTCCTTGTACTGGGAGCTGGGGTTGAGGGTCAGGTGGAGGGAGGCGTTGTCAATCCGGCTAAAGTTCAGGGTGCCCGAGGGGTTGTGCTCCTCGGGGCGGAGGGAGAACGAGTAGCAGTAGATGTGGCGGCTTGGTATGCGCGTGTGGCACTGGAACGGCACCACTAGGCGGAAGTAGGACCCCGGGCGGGAGCCGAAGCGTTCGTGCCCGTTCAGCATGAGCATGGCGTCCCTGACGTACTCGTGCCCTTGGATCAGTTGGTCCGTGTTGGTGTAACTATCCACCCCGTCCCTCACCTTCTCCACGCCCTCGCCAAAGTTGAACTCGTCACCAACTCGGTTGACGAACCAGACGAGCTCCTTGGTGGGGTGGTTGAAGTTGAGGCGTACCTTTTTCGTAGTGACAGAGTTCTTGTTGAGTCTGATGGACTCGTGTCCCGTGAACTGAAGCTGCTCGATGAGGTATTCGTGGGACACCTGCGCAAAGCGACGGCGCTCGTCGGTGTCCAGATAAACGTAGTCCACCCATAGGGAGACACGGGGGTCCTCGGTCGTTTTCGCACCGAACTCGTAGAACGCGGGGCTGCCATCGAGCAGACCGGTCATGGGACCCCCAGTGCTGGGATCGATGAGGTTGTTCTTGACAAGTTTGTGCATGGGTGCAAAGCTCATGTGGAGCTTGACTTCGTGGTACTGGAGGGCAATTAGGGGTAGGGCCAGTCCGGGGTTCTCGTTGAACCAGAAACGAAGGGGCATGTAGTAGGTGATGCCCCCCTTGCCGTGGGACCCCATGTGGGAGTCGAGGTTCTGGTAGACGGAGGACAGCTGCTTGTTCCCACCGGGCCCCTCGGTGGCCAGTTTGTCCTGGGGCAGCCCGTCCGCGTCGTACAGCTTTCCCACCATGTGCCCGTACCCCACACGTTTCTCCTCGGGGGTTCTGAGCTCGTCGCATGCCTCGTAGAACTGGTTGTAATGTTTGTCGATACGCTGCCCGCCGATCTCGATCTCGCACGACTCCAGGAACCTGTGCATCACAGAGTTGACGTACTGGTAGCTGTGGGTGCTATCGGAATGCTGTATCGGGAGGTCCTCGCCATCCCCCGTTGACAATTGGACCCCAGTGACCGTACCCGCTTCTGGGAAGGTGACTTGCAGAAACATTCCGGTGACCAGGTCTCCGTTACGACTGATGGTGACGGAGGCTTTTTTGCCGAAACCGGGGTCGCCGTTGAACGTCTGCTCGATGCTCTCCAAAGCGAAGTTGGTGTGCCTGCGGTAAATGAGCTTGAAAAAGGTGATTTGTGGGGACCCCGTCAGATAAACGTCCTGGGCACCGTACGCGACAAGTTGCATGAGACCCCCTCCCATCTGGGTTGTGTGTATATACCAACCCTCACATTTTTTTTACACCAATGGTGTCACGACGCCCACACGGATGTTGGTCACGGTGTTGTTTTTACTGAGCTCGCGTCGCTTTCTCCCACCCTTGTCCCTGATGTACCGGTGCTGGATGGCATGCACCATGTCACAGTTGACCCTTTCCTCGTTTCGAATGGCGTATTTCAGCACGTCGTTGGCGAAGCACCATCTGAAAAAATTCAGCTGGGCCACGGTGGTGTGCAGCGCCTCATCTGGGTGGATGGGGTGGATGTTCAGAGCAATCCTGTCACGCCTAGCGAACGGGTCGAACGCCTTCTTGCTAAAGGCTTTCAGGCAGGATTTGTATGCAAGGTACATGTTGAACTCCTTGCCCTTAACGTTGTAGCAAATATTACGGTTCTTGGAATAGTTTGTCACTAGCCAATCCAAGATACGTAGACTGACGCTGCTCTTGTATCTGATTATACAAAACAGTTGCAACGTGTGCCCAGGGTTGTTGTGATAGTATTGCAAGAGGGCTTTCAGGAGCAACTCATTCTTCCCTAGAGGTTTCATCTTTGGTGTAGGGGTGTGGTGCTTGTGCTTAAATAACACAACTTTTAATAGTTGTGTATCCCAACATGTCCTACAACCAGTTCTTGGGTCTTGGGGGCTTTGGGGGAGCATCCTCAGGTGTAGGCGGGGGTGGAAAGGGTCCTAAGGGCGACCAGGGGTCTTTCGTGTGGTCCTTCGGCAACCCACCCAACCTTGATCAGCATTTCCGACTGGAGGACGAGGAACTGACTGTGCACAAGAATGTGGTACCCTCTGGTGACAACATTCTGGACCTGGGGGTAGGGGACATAAGGTTCAGGACCCTGCACTCTGACAGCGTGAATGCCTCTAAGGTTCGATATAGCAACGGTCAGGTAGAGGTGTCCTATGACTCCGACGGTCAACACAGGATAAAAGTTGGGGATGCTAGTGTTGTGTTCGGGGTGACAACACTTGCCGACAACCCCGACAAGATAGACCCAAAGTACGTGGATTTCACGGGCTTACGTTTTATCGATGTAATTGGTGGTGACCAGGACCTGGAGGAGCTGCTGCTCGAACGCCCGTTGTTACAGTCAGGGGACTACTTCGTAGTCAACACAGATGGGGCGTTCGGTTACGAACGTTTCGATGACATCGACAACGTGGCTTCTAGGGGGGATATCATAGTGTTCACGCTGGAGAGGTTTGTTAAGGTTCCCTTTCGGATACCGAACCATTCTGTCTCTACCATTCACATCGCCGACGGTGCGGTCACGGCACCCAAACTTACGGAGGGCTGTGTCCACCCCATCCATGTGGCAGACGGAAGCATATCGTCGGTCAAACTTCAGCCCGACATTGTCCTCCAAAACGTCACAGTGAACAGGGAATTTGTTTCCCGTACGTTTTGCAGCAACCAGGAGGAGACCTTAACGGACCCGATGGGGAACAGCCATTTTGGCATTACCTTCGCAAACATGGGGGTGGTGTCGGTTGGGACATGGAGGGTGAGTACAAACATAGACAGCTTGAAGTTTGAGATATGGAACGGAGTGAAGTGGGTGAACAAGTTCGAGCTGCGGTAGACTTGGGTAGACTTGTTTTCAATAAAAGTTACCGTTGTCGTAAGAATCAGGGGTGTGCCCGGAATAATCACTGTCGCTATCGTTCCCGTACATCCCCTTTGTAACGTCGTATCCAGGGGCCGAGATGACTGGCCTGAAGTCCGTTGGAATGGTGCTGTCCGCCATCGACAGCACCCTAAACTGGAGCACGAACCAGCCGGACGTTTCCATCTCCTCACCGTCTTGGTCGGCAATAAACATATCGACGGACTTCAGGGCGGATATTGGGTGGATGGTGGATCGGAGGGTGTTCTGGTCCTCGATGTATACCATATCGGTGGGAATGATGAAAGTGTTCAGAGCGGATATGTTCACCTTCGCCGCCTCAGGGGCTTCCAGTTGGGGGTAGTGGGGAAAGGGCGAGTTGGCCTCGACGACGTGGGCCCCCGTGGTAGGTAGTCCCAACATTCGGCAGATCCGCGGGTGGTTGCCGTCGAAGGTCACCCTAGCACTACCGTTTATCATCTTCCCCAACTTGCTGTTGTACGTGACACCCAGGCTGGCCAACTCCTCGGAGAGGTCCCCCTCGCTGTACCGCCCCTTTGGTATTTCAATTGTTCCCGTGCCTCCGTCGGTAGAGTAGCTCAGGGTTTTGGGCTGGCTCAGATGGCCGTGCGGTCTGGCCACATGGCACAACTTCAGCCTAACATCGATAACGTTTTGGAGGACTTCGGGGAGCTGGATCGTCTTTTGATACGGGTGGTATTGTAGGAGTATCTCGTGATCTCTTTCCGTCCCATGTGTTTTTAGGAAGTGCACATCGTCCATTTTATTTTCTGGTTACACTGTATAACCCAAAATAATGCCAATGCCAGGAATGTCCGACGGCCGCACCTTTGGTCTTGCGCCTTACGTCACGGAGAGTTCTGTGGTCCAAAACTCCTCAGATCTTAGGAAGACCCCAAGCAACATAAAAACGTACGAGAATCGCATGTATGTAGACACCAACATAACACCAGCCTGTAAAAAATAATGTTGTAACTGTATAACAAAATGTCATTCGGTTGTTCACTGAAACAAGCATGGGGGGTGGACGGCTTCCATAAGGAGAAGGAAAGAACCATTCGGGACAACAATAGGGCTCACGAAATGCCGCCCGTGAGCTGTGTGCCCCACGTCGATGCTCCCCCACCACAGGTACTACCCACCAGAGGGGGTGACGAACCTGACGTGCGCGTGCTGTATGCGATCGGGGTGGGTGTGATGACCGTGCTGTTGCTGGAGGTCGTCTTCAAGATGGGGCGGTCTAGCTCTTAAGTCACCTTGTCGATGATATCCTTAATGAACCGCTGTATTGCGTTATTGGGTACCCAATCATCCCACGTATCATACGACTCGTTCATGCCTGCCGCCAGGGGGTGGTCGTTGTCGGCTCTGGTGAAGCTCGCCTCGTTGTCATCGGTACTGCCGATGCTGCTCTCGCTGCTGGATAACTCTTCGTTCTGTCGTCGGTTCTCCTCGATCTTTTCGACTAGGTCCGGGTCTTCGAACAGGTGCATACACTGGTGCCTCAACGCGTAGATCATGTCCGTTGATGTGACCGAGCGCTCCGAGGCTTGGGCGTACATGTCGGCCAGGTGGCTACAGTTCTCAATCAGTGTCACGAAAATGGCAAACACCTTGTCGTCCTCGATCTTTCTGCACAAAGGGTTCATACCATTTGTACATATTTTTTATATTTTTGATGTATATATGGCAGGGGGGGGTACATA